TAGCAAAGTCTGACTTTAATGTTTTTGACTGATTACAAACAAATCCTATCACATATGCCACATGTTAAAGGTGGCTATTATCTTCCATACATGCAAACGCATTTAGATGAATTAGACTGTATTGAAGTAAAAACTCAAAAAGCAATCACTATAGCTGAGTTTAAAAGCATGATTAATCATCAGGCAGAGTGTGGCCCTACCATTACAGCCTTTATCCATGGCAAGCCAGTAGCTATTTTTGGGGCATCTATGATGTGGAAAGGTGTGGCTGAGTTCTGGTCACTACTATCAGAGCAATCTCGTAGATATCCAATAGCTATGACAAAAGCTGGATTAACATTTATTGATATCGTTGAGATATTATTTCACTTGCACAGAGTTCAAATTACTGTTAAAACCTCAGATACTCGTGCTATGTCCTGGGCTAAAGCGTTAGATTTTGTACCAGAATGCAATATGCTACGTTATAGCGCAGATAAATACGATTATACATTATTTAGGAGACTATGATGGGTAGTATACTGTCACCAAAAAAACCAGATACTTCAGGAGCTGAGGCTCAAATTAGAGCGCAACAAGCTGAAACAGAAAGACTAAGATTGCAAGCAGAGCAAGACAAAAGAAAACTTGCGGAAGATTTAGCAGCAAAACGTTCTGCTAGACAACGCGGAGGCGTTAGATCATTGCTTGCAGAAGAAAGATTAAACCCTGAGACAGGCGTAGATACTTTAGGTTCATCAGGAGGATTATAATAATATGAGTGCTGTGGCCAAAAAAATATCTGCCATTCCTCCATCAGGACAAGAGCCTCCTATTTTTCAAACAATGAGACGTATATTTCCAGCAGATGCTAACAATACAAGCTCTACTCCAGATAGTGGATTAGCTGAAGCTGAGAAATCAGCAGCATTTAAAAGAACAAGACGCGGTAGATCAGGATCATTATTATCTGGATCTACCTTATCATATAGGTAAAACACCAGCACAACCAGCACCACAACCAGCACCACCACCACCAGCTCCAAAAGCAGCTGATGTTGCACCAGCTCGTGCAGAAGGTGAAAAGGCAGCAGCATTTAGACGTGCTAGACGTGGTAGATCAGCATCATTACTATCTAGTTCATCAATGGATAGTTTAGGATCAGATACATCACTTGGCGGAGGATCGATGTAATGAAAAAAGATAAGATGCAAGCTAAGGTTCGCAAAGTTATGCGTGAATATAAAGCTGGCACATTACACTCAGGTAAAGGCGGACCAGTTGTTAAGTCACAAAAGCAAGCAGTTGCTATTGCAATGAGCGAAGCTGGAATGGCTAAAAAGAAATGAAATCTGGATTATATGCAAATATTCACGCTAAGCGTGAACGTATAGCAGCTGGTTCTAAAGAGAAAATGCGTAAACCTGGATCACCAGGAGCGCCTACAGATGCTGCATTTATGAAAGCTGCTAAGACAGCAATGAAGCCTAAGAAGAAATAATGGCTATTAATATATTACGTGAGTCAGATACAACTAAATCACGACATGTTAATCCAGCTTATGTAGATAAAGATGGTGTTAGTTATATTGCTAGTTCTGACAAACCATTTCCTTACATAGATGTAAATCATTTACGTTTACATGAAGGTCGTGCATATTATGTATACAAAATGTATCCTTATGCTTCTGGACTTCCAGCAGCATCAAGCATTAATATTGCTATAGCTTTTCCAGCTGGTATTACGCCACACTTGACATTGCAATATGAAAGTCCAGGAGAGTCAGAGTTTTATTTATATGAAGCCCCTACAACAAGCGGTGGAACTGCTATGACTATTTATAGACGCAATCGTAATTTATTAACTACAAGCTCTGGTGCGGCTGTATTAGATCCAACTGTATCTGCTGTTGGTACTGAAATATTTGCGGAGTTTGTTCCAGCTGGTAACAAAGGTGGAGGCGCAGCAAGTTATAGTTTTGAATATGTATTTAAACCATTAACAACATATTTATTTAGATTTACTAATGTAAATTCACAAGCACATCCAGCTAATTTAAGAATAGAGTGGTACGAATAATGACATTAAAAAAATATCAAAATCCTAAAGGTGGCCTAAATGAAGCTGGAAGAAAACACTTTGAAAGAAAAGAAGGTGGTAATCTACAAGCACCACTCAAGAGCGGTACTAATCCTAGGCGTGTGTCTTTTGCTGCTCGCTTTGGTGGAATGGATGGTCCGTTAGTTGATGAGAAAGGTAGGCCTACTAGATTAAAGTTAGCTTTAAAAGCTTGGGGATTTGGCAGTAAAGAAGCAGCAAGAAACTTTGCAAATAAAAATAAGAAAGATTAATTATGGCAGAAATGATGAGATTATCCGCAGAGGATGTTTTAAAACGACACGATAAAGCTCTTACTAAGAAAGAGGACTTTAGAAGTCTATACGAAGAATGTTATGAATTTGCGTTGCCACAACGTAATCTTTATGACGGATACTACGAAGGTAAAGTAGGCGGTCAAAAGAAAATGAATCGTGTATTCGATTCTACAGCGATTAACTCTACACAACGATTTGCTAATCGCATGCAATCTGGCATATTCCCACCACAACGTAAATGGTGCAGACTTGAGCCAGGACCAGATATTCCTGAAGATCGTAAAGAAGAAGCACAAGCAGCACTAGATATTTACTCAGATAAACTATTTGCATCACTGAAGCAATCAAACTTTGATATTGCTATTGGTGAGTTCTTACTTGATTTATCTGTCGGCACTGCTGTAATGATGGTGCAACCAGGTGATGATGTTAATCCACTTAACTTTATTCCTGTGCCACAATTCTTAGTATCATTTGAAGAAGGTGCTAATGGTCAAGTAGACAATGTGTATAGACGTATGCGCCTTAAAGGTGAATCTATTATGCGTCAATGGCCAGATGCAAATATACCAGATGACTTACAAAAGAAGATTGACCAAAAGCCAACAGAAGATTTAGAGTTTATTGAAGCTACAGTCTTAGATCAAAAACGTGGTGACTATTGCTACCATGTGATTCATAAAGAATCTAAGAAAGAATTAGTTTATAGACGTATGGAAGAAAGTCCATGGATTGTATCACGCTATGCAAAAGTAGCTGGTGAGATCTATGGTCGTGGTCCATTAATTACTGCATTGCCAGATATTAAAACACTTAACAAAACATTAGAGTTATTACTCAAGAATGCATCACTTGCTATTGCTGGCGTATATACAGCTGCTGATGATGGCGTATTGAATCCTAATACAGTTAAGATTATTCCTGGCGCTATTATTCCTGTAGCACGTAATGGTGGTCCACAAGGTGAATCATTAAGACCATTGGCTCGTGCTGGTGACTTTAATGTATCACAAATTATTATGAATGATTTACGTATGAGCATTAAGCGTATCTTACTTGATGAGTCATTACCACCAGATAATATGTCAGCTCGTTCTGCAACAGAAGTCGTAGAACGTATGAAAGAATTATCACAAAACCTAGGGTCAGCCTTCGGTAGACTTATTAATGAAACAATGATACCATTGGTCACTAAGATTCTAAGAGTAATGGATCAACGTGGTCTTATTGATCTTCCTCTTAAAGTCAATGGACTTGAGATTAAGGTATCAGCAGTAGCTCCACTTGCTATGGCTCAAAGTATGGAAGATGTGCAGAACGTATTGCAATATGCACAGATCGTACAGCAAGCTGGACCACAAGCACAGATGACATTAAAGACAGATGCTATGATGGATTACATTGCTGAGAAGTTAGGTATCCCACAAAAGATACGTAACACTCAAGAAGAAAGACAAATGATGGCTCAACAAATGTCAGAAGCTGCACAACAAATGGCACAACAAAATCCAGAGGCAGTACCTGGAATGGTAGAAGCCGCAACTAAAGGGATGATGTAATGGATGATTTAGAAGATTATGGAATGCGTCATGGCGGTGCTGGCAAAAAATATACTGGCTGGAAAGGTCCGTTAAAAGATGTTGATGGAAACACTGTTACTGAGTTAAGTATTGGTGTAAACATTAATGGTAAAGAAGTAGAGATTCCATTGATTGTTCCTTCACTATCTGAAAAAGAAACTACACGTTTATTGAACAAGAAAAAACCTACAGATGCTATTGTAAAAAAAGCATACGACCATGCAATTACTAGAATGAAATTAGGTAAATCTCCATTTAAAGAACCTGAGGATGATGAATAATGGCTGGATGGGAAGATTTAGATCAAGCACTTCCGTTAGATGTAAGAGATGTAGCACAAGCAAGAGAAGATTTAGATAGATTAGCATTAAGAGTTTTTGGTACTGAAGATGATGCGTACTATCGCGAAGGTCAAAATAGTATAGTGAGAGATATTGAAGCAAAGTTAATTAGAGCAAGGAAAATGTAATGATAGACGACAACATCGAGCCTAGTGGCAATGAGGAAGTATCTCAAGAAACTGGCCTACTCGACAGTGCATCAATTGAAACAGAAGCAGTAGAATCAAATCCACAAAAAGCAGAAATATCACATCTTGAAGCAGCAGACGAAGATGATGATGGCCCATTAGAACGACCAGATTGGTGGCCAGAGAACTTCTGGAAGAAAGATGAAGCAGAGCCAGACTTACAGGCAATGGCTAAATCTTGGGGCGATCTAAGAAAACAAATCTCACAAGGCAAACATAAGGCACCAGCAGATGGTAACTATGATGTAGCCGCATTTAAAGATATCCCAGCAGAAGATCCAGTACGTAATCACGTATTATCTTGGGCTAAGGAATATGGTGTAAGTCAAGCAGCTTTAGATAATCTAGTAGGTAAAGTTGTTGAGATGGGATTTGAAGCTAATCAAACAAGCTCTATTAATTTAGCAGAAGAAAAGAAAGCACTAGGTCCTAATGCCGATGCACGTATTAATGGCATGGTTAAATGGGCAAGTGGCTTAGTAAACAAAGGTATTTGGGGTAAGGATGACTTTGAGGAATTTAAGTATATGGGTGGTACTGCTAAAGGTATCGCTGCACTAGAAAAACTTAGAGCTTCCTATGAAGGCAGAGTTCCTTTAGAAAGTGCGCCAGTAGAAGGTGCTTTATCTAAAGAAGAACTATATGCTATGGTAGGAGACCCTAAATATCAAACAGATCCAGGCTTTAGAAAGAAAGTAGAAAGAATGTTTGAAGCCAATTTTGGTTCACAGTAAGACTCCGTAGTTCGCGTTTGACCCACTTCGGTGGGTCTTTTTTTTGCTTTTTACACAAAATACTTGCACAAATTTGCAGAATATGCTAAAAATCGTACAAGGCTCATTGCATTCGCAACCCTTCACACAAGTCGTCTTGTCGTTTGGCTATCGTAAATAGCAAGCACTGGCCCAGGTTTTGTCTGGCTAACCAAAGCGATAAACTTTATTTTTATCAATTCTAGGAGAATAACATGGCTATTGGATTATCAAGCGCTTTTGTAACCCTCTTTGATGCCGAAGTTAAACAGGCTTACCAAGGTAAGGCAAAGTTAGTTGGTGCAGTTCGCCAAAGACGCGGCGTTGAAGGATCAGTAGTAAAATTTCCTAAAGTAGGCAAAGGTGTTGCTACTTTAAGAGTTCCACAAACAGACGTAACACCTCTAAATGCTGGCTGGAGCCAAGTAACTGCTACTTTAGCAGACTGGAATGCAGCTGAGTATTCAGACATTTTCATGCAACAAAAAGTAAACTTTGACGAAAGACAAGAGTTAGTGCAATTAGTATCTAACGCTATTGGTCGTCGTCAAGACCAAATGATTCTTGACGCACTTGCTGCATCAGGTACATCATTAACTGTTGGTAACGATATCGGTACAACAGACTCTAACCTTAACGTAGCTAAACTACGTGAAGCTAAACGTCTATTGGACAAGAACAACGTACCACCAGAAGGTCGTCACATTGTTATCCATGGTAACAACTTAGCATCATTACTTTCAGAAACAGCAGTAACTTCTTCTGACTTTAATACAGTTAAGGCTCTTGTAGCTGGCGAACTTAATACATTCTTAGGTTTCACATTCCATGTATTAGGTGATCGTTCAGAAGGTGGCTTAGCAATTGATGGTTCTTCAGACAGAACAGTATTTGCGTTCCATAAAGACGCTGTTGGTTATGCTGAAGGTATTGCACCTAAGACAGAGATCAATTACATTCCAGAAAAGACATCATTCCTCGTGAATGCAATCTTCTCTGCGACTGCAACAACGATCGATGCCGAAGGTATTGTTCAATTAACTTGCCGCGAATAAGGAGAATAAAACATGGCTTATTCATCAACTGGTTTATCTGCTGCTGGCGGTCAATCTAAAGCTGGTAATGCACCACAGCTCTGGACATACTCTAGCGCAGACGCAATTGCTACAGTAAACACAAGTGGCTATTTCAATAGCGCAGCTTCTTTACTTAAAGTTGGCGATTTAATTTATGTATACGACACAGTAAACGTACTTGGTCATTTAGTATATGTAAATGCTAACAGTGGCACAGTAGTAGACGTAACTAATGGTCTAGCTGTAACTGATACAGACTCAGATTAATTAGAGTTGTAAGTAGTATGTAACTTGGGTAAGGTGGGTGTTTAGGCACTCACCTTATTCTCACATTTGGAGATAGAGTATGGCAGCTGGAGATTCAGCATTATCAGTTTGTTCTGATTCACTCTGGTCACTATACCAGTTACCGAATACAAATACGAATATCAAATGCCTTCTGATCGCATAGGTTCACCAAGAGCGGTGTACGATGCAAATGAGGTAGGCTCTCCTGTACGTAATGAATATAGAATTATGGGAGATAAAATCCTTACTGATTATGAAGAAGTATGGGTCGATTATCAATACTCAGTGCCAGAGTCACTTATGCCTACATACTTTGTTCAATTACTTAAATACTTAGTAGCTTGGCATATTGCTTTGCCTATTACAGATCAAACAGAAAAAGCTCAATATTGGCAATCAGTCGCAGTTGGAACACCAGGAGAAAATGGTCGTGGTGGCTACATGAGACAAGCTATGAATATTGATGGCCAAGGACAACCAGTAAACGCAATACAAGATTTCTCATTAATTAATGTGAGATACTAATGGCTCGTTTTGTAACCATTCAAACTAACTTTACTGCGGGTGAAATAGATCCACTATTACGCTCACGTGTAGATATTAAGTCTTATGAGAATGGTTTAGAGACAGCTCAAAACGTATTATGTCAGCCACAAGGTGGCATTACTAGACGTAGTGGATTACGTTATATTAATGCATTACCAAATACAGGCACAGAATCTGCTGCCAATGGCGTTCGTTTAGTTGCTTTTGAATTTTCTACATCAGATAGTTATATGCTTGTGTTTACACATAATCGTATGTATGTGTATAAAAATGGGGCATTAATAACAAATATTAACGGATCTGGTAACCCATATCTTGATACATCAGGCGTGTCATTATCATCAGCTAGATTAGCTAATATGTGTTGGACACAGTCTGCTGATACATTAATTGTTGTGCATGAAGATTTAGCACCAATTAAAATTGTGCGTGGTGGTACAGATGCTACATGGACTGCATCAACTATTACATTTGATAGCATTCCTAAATATGCATTTACATTAAGCGTTACTAACCCAGCTGGTACATTAACACCATCTGCTGTATCAGGCAAAATTACATTGAC